CAAGTACTTGCTAACCTTGTTCATTTTTCTATCTTAACCACTTGATATTTTTCGTGCGGGACATGATCTCGGTAGCGAGGCCCCGAACGATCCCACTGATGACCTTGATCGGTAATAATATCAACAATCCGATCAACAGTCCCATTATTCCAATCACTAATAAGGCCCATGTTGTGATGAGGAGTCTGCAAAAGATTACACATTTTGTGATAGGCATCGTCTATGCTCCAAGGTACATATAATCTGTTAGGATCATTTGCAAAAGTTTCAGGAAAACTGCGGTAAGCAGGATAGAGAACATTACAACCCAAAGTATCTGCTTCACTGACAGTGTTAGACACCCAGTCTTGTAAAGCACAATTAAACAGCACACGAGTATTGTTAAGATGGGCGTAGTATTCATTCTTGCTTATGTTGTCATAGATCCGGAGTTTGCCCTCTGCCTCCATACGGCGGGCACGTTCAACATACTCTGGGTTGTTGGATCGGAGAGGTCCGCCACTGTAGATTGCAAATTCACAAGGCTCGCGGGTAAGTTCACCATACATCTCAATGAGATCCATAAAGAAGCCAGGTTGCTTTTCCTGATCAAAACGAGCCGCAAAACCGACTCTACGGGCACGTTGATCGAACGGCGTGATGTTTTCCACGCCGTCAATTCTTTCCAGAACTTCTGCTTTTCCAAATGCCAGACCGGAAATGTTGTAGATTGGAGCAGTCCAACCAGCGATCCGCATATGAGCGACCATTTCTTCATTAGTGGCGAGTACCGCCCCACCGGAGAAGGCAACCATCTCGTTAACCATTTTTTCATATAGATCCATCCACTTCTGCAATCCCCACACATGCACAAAGTCATCAGGGTCAATGGCCTGTGCCAAACAACGCACATAGATACGCGGGCATTGCTCCCGAGGGATCTGGTTCATGATGTAGCCAAGGCTCTCAAATCCAGGTTGGAACATGTCTTCAAAGTACACCACGTCCTCACCTGTTATCTCACCGTTCTTCATGAACTGAACCAAGTTCATCATCTGACTCATGGCAAAATAACTGCGACCATGTGCGTCTAACACCTGACCGACTGATATGGCCTGTGTATTGTCAATAGTGGTGCCTGGAACATATACAACATCCAGTCCTCGATGATCAAACACACGTCGGTTCCACTCTGTTAGTTGTAGTGTGTAACGAGCTTCGTAACTTTCTAAGCCCATGTAGTATAGTTTTCTCATTAGAATCTTCCGGCAAGTCTACGTGTGTCCTCGCTCCACATGTTCTTGGCATTTTTGCCCGCATGCCATTTGTTGAACTGTTGCCATGCATAACTCTTGAAGTTATACAGGTCCGACTCGTTGTAACGATACCCATAGTCCTGACAGAACTCCAGGAACACTTCAAGATCATTAAAGATCTCAGCCACACGAGGGTTAGATTTGAATGATGGCTTGGCCATTTGATTTCCTTAAATTTTAATTGAAAGACTAGGGCGAGTGAGTTCATATTTGATCAAGGCGCCATTCTCACCGTCTTCGGCCACCTCGATCCAGACCGCACGATCTGGATACTTTGTTGCAATCTGTAGATACAGATCATCAGCGATCATTTCACAACTTTTATAATCTAGCGACAAAATATTTTGTGTGCTAGAATACAGTTTTTCGAGCCAACGTTTGAATTGTATAAACTCCACATCTCGGTCGTTGTGGAATACGTCAATCCAAACCCTGAAATGAAAAATATGACGATGAGGACTGGCCAAAAACGAAACATCATATTGATCTCCTGTTGCTAGGTTGGGGTCTGTTGCGGCCGCAGGATAACAGTGAATGCCTTCCTTTTGAAATGTGACCCAAATTTTACGTTCGGCTTGGTGCATGATTCTTTCATGCTGTTCTGTTAATGCTTGATCTCTTTGATTCATAACTTTTGATCCTGTTTATAGTCATCCCACGAAGTAAATGTTTCGCGGCTCATTAGGCTGTGTAGACTGTGACACCAGACGCCGGGGTTGGTAGCGGCAAAGTCTTTGTCATCTATTTTTAACATTGTATTATAATTCCACAACTTTGTATACGGCAGACTCACTCGAATTTGAGGTATAAAGTTTATGTAGTCACAAAGTGGTCCATCATGGAATTCATCCACATGAGTGATTGGAATGTCCAGGCTACACAAGTATCCGTCTTGTAGGAATGGTTCAATCATGCTTTCCCAGCGTTGCCACGCTAGCCTGTTGTCAGGATGAAAACTGTGATTGGCACCAAAAAAGATATGCTTGCATTCGTTGCCAACGAATCTGCTGAGTATTTCCACTGTTGGTTGAACATCAACCACAAACAAAGTTTTCTTGCCAAATGCCGGAGTGTGTTCTACTTCAGTGCCTACAAAGAAGTTGACGTTTTCGTGTTCAGGTCTGTTCATGTTCTAATTGATCTAGTGCTGATGTGTCTAATTGTACACTATCATCAGTTGGTTGTACAGAGTCAGTTTCTTCGAATTCAAACAATGCATTGAATTGAGTGCGAGCATTTTTGGTCTTCTTGCCTTTGAATCCTCGTGTGCCCACAATTTCCATCCAATATGTGTCATACTCTTCGACGATAGCGTCGGCAGTTGCTCGATCTGGTGCCGCAAAGATTGCTTCCACGATGTCTTCAAACCGGGCATAGTCTCCACCTGACCTACGCATCATGGCAGGATATTCTCCTGCATCAAAACGTCTGTTGGCTTCTTGTACTGCGGTCAAGTGCATCCAAACATTATGACCCATGAGCAAAGCATATGAGAATGAATCCCATGATGTCTTGCCTTCTTTGCCGATCTTATTTAGATCGCCGGGCTTGTAGATGCAGATATCTTTCATCTTGAGCAAGTTGCTGATTGGGCTGTCTTCCCAGCGTGGATAGATGCCATCTGCTACTACACCTGTTCCCCACTTGCGTGTGTCTGTGGAATACTTTTTGTCGTCGGCTGAAGGAGCCATGCGATACGACCATTTGCTATCGTGTTCAAAGACATTTTCAAAGTAGACCTGTCCGTTTGCTGTTGCAAGGAACGGACTGGCGCAGTCAAACGAGATTGTGAAGTTTGGATTGACATATTTTCTTACAGTCCTTTGGATTACAGTTAATAAAACAGCCCACTCCAGTTTGGAGGTTCCCAAGAAGTGCATCCAATCATGTCGGCCCTCTTGAAGTAAATTGTCATAGCGTAAGGCTACCAGTCTTCGAAGCACCAGGTGTACATCGCACATGTTTTGTCCACCCATTGACCAACCGTCAAAGTGTGTGTCTGGATACTTGACAGGGTCACAGTATTCCTTCATGGTCTCATACCACTGGTCTGCAGATGTATGGTTGTCACCTTGTAGCACGTTCAAGAACTTGGCACCACCATTTGCTACGCCCTTGCGATGTTTCATGAAGTAGTCATTGTTGAACTTGGTAGCATCCACTGCTTCTTGTAGTGTGGTGATCTTACAAGCCGCTGATGCTTTTTTGTCATGGATGACCCATGTGGGAATATCCAAGATCATGCCATAGTCTGCCACATTGTCCAACCAGTTTAAGATTAGACTTCGTTTCTTTTGAGCCTTGGCACAACCTGAGTTGGCTTTCCAATCGCCTTCCCACAAGCCTTTAGCAATCTGGAAACCACCCGAGTCTCCAAGAATAAATGTGCCAGGTTCTCGGGACCGAACCATGTCTTCTGACCAGTCTTGCTTGGCAAGATCGAGGTTAGCATGGCCTCCTGAGTAGAGTGACCACTTGTAAGGAAAAAGAGCCTTGTTGGAATTGAGCCAATTAAGTTGCTCCATATCAGTAATGCCCTGAGGAAGTCGAGCCGGATCCACATATGGTTCATTCCTTTGCTTGCCTATGAATGTAGCATAGAATCCGCTGATGGCCGGGAGGAACACAGCGTAGTCTTTTTGCTTGGCAGTTAAGTTGTCTTGAACTGGCTCAGTCATTACTTGCTTTGTGCTGGCAATAGATATTGATAAACTGCCAGTCCAGAATCAACTGTGATCTCAGCGGCGCCGTCATCACTTATACGCACTTTCTTGTCACCAGTCAAGTCCATGATGCTCACAAACTGCTTGGCAGGCCAAGCCCATGCACGTTTGAGTTGACCACTCACACCTGGATGGAACACAAAGTTACCTGAGTGTGTGGAGTGATCGCCAAAGAAAAACTTGAGATCACCGTTTTCAGTTTTGGCCTGGAAGTTGGCTTCTTCTGCGTTGGCACTCATTTGCCATTTCATTCGCTGGATGGCTGCATTGGTTGGTTCAAATTCAATGTGCCAAGTGACAGGACGAATCTTGGCAGTCTTCAACTTTTCGTTCACAATGCCTGACGCCATAAAACGATAGTTGTTTTTAAAGTCGCCAATTTTGTTTTCAAATGCAATGCCATCTGGTTCACCGTCGGCACGTTTGGTGATAGCGAGCTTGGCATTTTCTTTGTACTCTTGCAAATTGAGTAATGTTTTTAATTTGCCCAAGTTAGGCATACCAAATGTGCCCACAAAATCTGCCGCAGGATTGTGGAAGTTGCCACGAATGACCACGCTCAAATCTTCTGCCAAGCCTACAATTTCAGTTTTGCTGGTGTCTCCAACAATTTTAATCAGGTCAATACAACCCAGATCATAAGTGTGTTCTACCAAGTCTAATAAGTAATCTCTCATAGTTTTCTCCTAAGTTTATAGTATACAGTTTTTAATTGTGATTTGCAAGTTTTTTGAGCATATCCTCGTAGCCATTCCGAATGATTATTTCTTTTAGTTCATCTATTGTGTAACTATCAACTTTTGCAGGAACATTTAAAATACATTCATTTACAAAATTTTGAAGTGAATGTAGTTCTTGTATTTTTGGATCAGTTTTAATTTTAGCCAATGTCTGTCCGGCCCGCAAGGAAACAATATCTCCAGGTTTGCGTAACGCTAGCCAACTTACATCTTCCTTGCCGTCATACGCCTCGGTCAATTCAAATCCCGTTTCAACAGCATGCTGTTCAATCAAGCGTCGTGGAGTGTACAACATCCATGTGTGCTCGGCACGAACTACTCCATGTGCTTGATCGCAGTTATTATAGGTCATAAGCACAGTACCGCCTGGTCGTAGTTTTTGATAAAATTCTGTCAGGAACCGGCATATTATTGGCATGGGTTTATGATTAAAATAATGATAGGCAAATATGGCGCCAAACTGGTTATCGGGCAGTTTGTCTAATATGGGATCATCTGTCCAATCATCAATCACATACTCACGCAATCTCTGTTGATATTCTGGGGTGAACTTACTGACAGCAGGACGTATCAGTTCTAGATCGTGATCAACCACGTATAGAGGGTCCAGCGGTACCATCTCTTCAATATAGGTTTCCACTCCAGGACGGATGATCATTCCAGGTAATCGCCAGTCGGTTAGATTTCTAAGACGTGATCGTAACATCAAATCATCGTCATCGTCTATTCGCATGCGTCTATTTAGAATAGCGTCTGCGGTGTCATGAATCATTTCTTCTTGGTACACACGTAAACTATTGACCAAATATTCTTGTTCATGCTGTTTGATTTCTGATCTTAATTCTTTTTTTAGAGATTCGACTTGTGCAGAAAATTTTGCAATATTGTTGATCAATTCATTGTGTGTTTTTACTATATCATCTTTGGCAGTTTGGTATGGATCAACATGTTCAGTCACCACATGTGCAATGTGGCTTAACGTACCCGTGGCTATAGCACATTCAGTTGCAACATCAAGTGAATCAAGTAAATTTAATTTTGCAACAATATCGCTGAGTTTCATTCGAAGTCAAATAAACTGGTAAATGTATTTTCTGTGTTGGTTGCTGATGCTAGGTCCCAATCCAACACACCCAACAAGTTATCAACCTTGCCATCCACCACAGTGGCTTCCATCTCTCCGTCGTCAAATGGCAATGCAGTAAACCATGTGGGTAGTCGTTGTTCATCTGTAGGATAACCAATGCTGGTCCAACCCAGAGCATTTGACCTGAGTTTACACACAATGGTTTTCATACCATCAACAATAGCCATTGAGTAGTTGTCGCCGTTCATCTTGCGCATGTTGTTCCAGTTAATTGCGGCCCGCACATGCCCTGGCATGTTTGCTTTGCCCAATCGTGTTTCTTCTGCCAGATACTTGGTCAAGTTGTTCACACGCTTGGGCGAACCTTTCTCCCAGCCTGGACGCTCCGTGAACTCATATTTGAATTCACGGATACGTTCCACAATCTCATCCTTGCCAGCACCAGCAAGTAGTTTATTTAGAATTTCTAACAAGAAGTCTTGAATTACTTTGGGGGTATCTGATCGTTTTAGGTCCAGTCCTGTGGCCTTGGTTTTGCCAATTGCGCCGTTGACGTCCAGTCGTTTGCCTTCGATATCAATGGCGTTTACAGCATAACGTTTCTTTGTAATAAACAAACCGCGATCTGCCACAGTCTCACGACCACACTTGATCAATTCACCCATGTCCCTGGGACAATGGAACGCTTGTTCCATGAAGGCGGGAAAACTTTCGTTGACCTGCTCAGCAAGGCTGTCATACAGTTGAATACAAGTTTCTTTTGACCATGCCATCCGGCCTTCTTCAACTTCGGTCTTGAGGACTGGCCACGCGGAGAAATAACACGAGTCTGTGTCACCATATATAACTGCTTGGCCCACATGGTCATATTTGCCTGTGATGAGCTCATTAAGATAAGCGTCCATGTGCCGGGCAATTGAACGACCAGTAAGTGTTGTTGACTGTCCAATACGTTTGTCAAAGAACCTACAGCCCGGGTTAAGAATAGCCCCGTAGAGACTGTTGAGATTAATCTTCTTAACCAGTTGTCGCTTGTCCCAGAATACAATTTCTTTGGCATCTTTTGTTTCTTTCTTCTTGGCCTGTAGTTCTTGTCGTTCACGATACCAACGTTCCAGCAAACCGGGAATGATACCCTTCTTCTCAAATGTAAGAATAGTACCATTGGCAGTGAGGATCCAAGGTTGATTGGAGTCAAAAATAATGTTCCAGATCTCAGCGGCTGAGTGTATGGACTCTTCGCCCGACTCCCAGTCAATTGTGATCTCAGTGCCACGCTCTTGATTCATCACGGCTGTGTATTCCAGGCTGGCAAAGATACCTTCCCAGGCCGCCGCAAAACTCTGTCCCTTGGCCATGTTGGCTTTGATCAATCGATCTGTCATGGTCTGACGCAGTTGTCCTACCACAGTCTCCGGTCCCATGTTCATGGCACGAATTGCCGATGGATACAGACTGTTAATGTCAACAGATCCAATCCACTCATGCACCCCTTTCTTGGGGTATGCCACATAAGCACCTGCGGCCTGTGTGTCTTCGTCTGTGAGGCGTTGCTTGCGGTTGGGCACAACCATGCCACGTTCATGTGCTTCGTTGATGATGGCCTGTTCAGTCACGGCCACAGCACCCATGGTGGTCTGCAATAGTACAGTATTGGCATGTGCCAGTTCATTGGCTAGATCCAAGAAGCGCAGTTTCTTGTCCAGTTTACCAATCAACAATGTGTCTTGGCGATTGTACTCAATAAACGTCCGGAAGTGTTGGTTGTACAAACTATCCAGTGTGCCTTCAAACTGTGTCTTGCGCTCGCCCAGTTCATACTCACAAATAGCATCTAGGCTGTATGAGTGACGTTCTTCATATGTGTACTTGCGATACAGTTGCATATAGTCCATATGCACACGACCAATCAAGTCATAGGTTTCATTCTCTGCACCAAAACGTTCAAACATACGCTTCTTGGGCAGTTGCCCCCACAAACAGAATTTGCGTGTATCGTCTTTGCTCAGCACACGAATACAGCGGTTCACAGTATAAGGAATGTCATAGCCTTCTGAGTTCCAACCACTCAACACATCTGCGTCATCAATCAAGTCAAGGAATGTTTTGATCATATCTGCTTCGTCAGCAAACAACACAGTGTTCTCAAAGTCTCGGACCAGTTCGTGGGCAGTATCCCAACTGAGATGTTTGGGAGGCACAGCAAGTGTGACCAATTGATCTAGCCAGTCGAGATAGACTGAAATCGCAGTAATGGGATTAAAAGGGTCTGATACAGGTGAGAAGCCACGATCTTTATCAAACGCCACCTCAATGTCAAAAAACGCTGTGTGAAGCTCAGGCGCATCTTGGTCTTTGTAGTTTTCTTCAAGGCATCTAAAGATTGGGTTGATGTCGCTCTCATAAATCGGCTTATGGCTGTGAGCGCGGACTTCCTTGCGGAACTCTTTGTTATTGCGTGTAGAAAATCTTGATACGGGTGTGCCGTATATACTTTTAAAATTACCTCGGGCATCATCATAATAAAAAATGTAATTTGCTGGATACTCTTTATAGACCCGCTCACCATTGCGGCGTTCTACTGTGTGTATGCGATCGTGCTCACGATCAAATAGTGCGTCAATATAACTCAATTTTTCTCCATTTGTGGCTGGTAGGCCATGATACATGCTCGTTGAGTGAGCGACTCTTTGTTATTTATTTCCAAGAGAAAAGTAGTCTTGGATTTTACCATCACGATGCAAATCATTTGTAATGCAGTGAATGCCTGCGTCCCAGAAATATCGATGCCTAAACGGGCTTACATGTACTTCAATGCCGTGTCGTGCGCAGGCCTGCTCAACTTGATCATTGTGGCTAGACACCACAATGTTCTTGTTGTCAATCACCAGGATGTTGACATCAAACACAGTTTCACTGACATTGCCAACCCAGTCTTCAAAGTAATATTCAACTGTGTTGATGAGATTTTGATCTTGTTCAAAGCCGGGAATGTGCCAACGCCCGCGATTGATTCTCATACTGGACTGGAACTCCCGCATGTGCTCATAATTGCTGGGTGGCAAGTATACAACTTCCCAGTCAGGAAATGTATTTGCGTGTGTTGGAATGTCACGCAAACTTATAATTAGCCCCGGAGTGACAGGACAGTATGTGGCATCGCCGTGACCTCCTGCATTCACAATCTTGTTATGTGTGGTAGGAAAGTGTGTGTTTACAATTTGCAACAATCGATCTTGATCTTCGTTGTATTCTTGCGTGGCAAAATACAAATTTTTACCAATTCGACTCACAAAGCAACCATTTACAAAATCCAAATCTGTTTGTTGTACTGTGTTGCCTTGATCACGAACGTGCTGAAAAATGTCAGTATAACAATCTAACCTGGCATTAAGTTGCGCCTGGTCCATACGATCAAATTCTTCACGATTCAACACACTTTGTCTTGCAAATGCACGATCAGCATGAATCTTGTTGGGTATGGCAGGTACCCACAGTTGATCTTGGATCATGATAAAATAATCTCTAGGGCAAACTGGAGGTTGCATCCAACGTCCATGTATTTTTAACGAACTGAGATCCTCGGGTAGTTGAGGCCGCAGCACTTTGACACCAAACCGGCCTTGTAATAAACTAATAAGGGCCTGATAGTCTTGTTCGGTTTCTTCAGCCAGGCGCTCAAAGTGTTGACGTGTGTTTGAATTCTTAATCCATGAATAGAATTCCGGCGGATAACTCGTACCTACTACACAGACCTTGAGTGGATCCCAGTGTTGAAATACAGAATACATTTAGAGTGTTTTGCCCACAGTTTCCAAAATAGTTTCCAGGGTCTCGTGGTCCTGTTTTTCTTTGCCAAACTCAGCCTTGTGTGCCAGTTTGATGGCCTTTTTCAGGATAGCAGGCTTGACTTCCAGTTCTTCGGCTACTGCCTTGATAGTGTCGTTCAGTCCACCTTGAAGGGTATCGATTTCGTGCATGACCTGCATGCCTTCATTGATGATTTGAGTGAGTTTGATCTTTTGATCGCCGTTGAATGTTTTTGCTGTCATAGAAATCTCCTAAAGTGTTATTATAACAGATCTTTAGGAGATGTCAAGGGGTATATGCTCGTTTTGGGCCGCCAGGTAGCGAATCTATTGGCCCAGGCAGAAGCCGCCCACTCGGTCCTAAGGCTGAGTTAGTGGGCCACTCGCTGGCTGTGTTCTCTACGACGTTGAGCACCTGCTTGTGTCACATGCTCAAGTATTTGGTTACGCATGGCAAATGCTGATTCATTCACAGCACCATACTTGACAAAAGTATCATCAACGAACTGTTTGATACGTTGTACATCTTCTTTAGTCTCGACCATTTGCAACATTTCTGCTACTGGTTTTTTCAGAGCAGTGGCGATGCGAGTCTCGGCCATAGCAGGTGCCTGAAATCCTGATTGTGCAAAAGTATTTGGGTTGGCCTTGGCTGGTTTTTGTTTGTAGTAATTACCACCAAATGCTGGACTGTAAGTTACGTTTGTGGGTGTAGCACCAACCCCTGGTGCATAAGTTGGCTTTGGCAAAGCGGCAGGTGCGACAGATGTTGTTGCTGTTGGCTCACGTCTGGCTGCTGCCCTATCTCGTAATTCAGTGCCAGTCAAAGGTTTGCCGTCAACAGGATTAATACCATATCGTAATGATGTTTGCCCGCCACCTGTTTTGGCAGGAGTAGTTGTTTTTAATTCTGTCTCAAGATCGGCAATCTCTTGTTTCTTAAGATCAATTTGCTTTTTAATTTCCACAGGATCTGACGTAGGCTTGAATACATTTGTTTGCAAACGATTGACCGCATTACCGCCTACATTTTTAACACCGGCGTTAAAGCCTTTAGCGGCCGCACGTCCTGTTCCAGTAGTGGCTCCACCCACTACTGAGCCCAATGCGCCAGCAGTACCGCCTGCTACGTTGGCCACACCACGACCTACCTTTTGAAGTCCTTGGCCTACATCAGTGCCTACTGTGTCCACTGCCTGTCCAACTGCCTGAGTACCTTGTTTGACATCACCATAAACACCTTTGGCAACATCAGCGGCTTTGCCGAGTCCACCTTTGGCAGCATTGTATGCGGCACTGGTTGGCCTAGCAATCAATTGGTTGCCTAGTTCCTTACCTGCACCACCATAGGCATTGATCATACCAGCGGCAGCATTGCCTGTGTCTTTTACATTCTTTGTAAATTCTTTAGCGCCTTTCGCATAACCCTTCATTTTGTCTTGCAAGGCTTTCCAATCAACTTCATCAAGTTGTTCGTCTTCGTTTACATCTTGATCTTTGGCCTTGGCAGCCGCTTCGCGCTTCTTGCGGAAGATTTCACGGAAGTAATCGTCGTCCTCTTCTGGACTGTAAGGATAAGGATTGTGGTCAGCAGGATCTTGACTACGTGGTTTCTTTGCCGGAGGAGGTGCGCCGTATTCACGACCTAGGTCGTATACTTCGCCTTCTTTGATAAGTTTGGGAGTGAATAATTGGTCTATTATCATATTATCGTTCTTCTATATAATCCTGAGAAAAGTCCTGTTTCTGTCTACGCTTTTGAAACAGTTTTACTGCCATGTCAGCATGGTCAATGCGGGGGAATCTTGTGGGCAACCGGCGTTCACCGTGACGAACTTCGTAACCTGATTCATCGTCACCGTAGGCTTCCAGGCATGTGCCATCTTCTAGTGTGTATGTTCGTGCTGGAGCACCATATTCAGCCATGGGTTCTGCAGGTGCGGCAACTGAGGCCGCTATGTGATCTTCAACGCCGTGTGCCACTTCTGTGTCAGCAGGGTCACCAATGGGTTGTACATCTTGATCCCAGGTTGCGTCTTCTATCATACCTAGTAGTCCTAATCCTATGCCAGTTCCTAATGCAGTGCCAGGATTGTTTTTAATATCTTGTTCTAAATCACCAGACAGGTCTGGCTCATAATCGTCTTCATCCACTTCACCATCATCGCCAATTTTCAAATCATGTTTGGCCTTGCGAACTAGATGACTGTCAAGTTTGTTTTCTTTTTCTAACTTTTCCAAATAGTCGCGAAACTGTCCTTTCACACGACTTACCATGTCTTCTTCAACTTCTTGCATGGCTTCTGCCAATGAATTCTCGCCTACCATGTAGCCATCAAGTGGGTGTGCCTGATAGGGCTTCTTCGTGAGTGTGGTTGAGATATTGCGTGGTTTAAACAAGGCAGGCAACTGAGGCACACCTTGTTGTTGTTTGTTTAAGCCGTGCTTGACATTAACCGGGGTTATCTTGCCCTCAATCAAGGCCAAGCGCTCGATTATGCGATAGATTGGATCTGTCATGCTCTAGCTTCTTTCAAATAACTACGCAATTGCCAATGATATTTTCCATGTTGGCTCAGACGTCCTGCCACAAAGTCAGCAATGCCCTGTTGATTTTCCTGTTCTGCTTCGGCAAAACATTGATTCAACAGATCAATCATTTGTTGATTGTTGGCCAGGAGTTCTTCAATCATGAGTCGAGCACGTGGTATTTTGGTCTGGCCTGAAATTTGTGTAAGCTCGTTAAAACGTTCAAAACTTCCAGGTGCATACTCGTCAAGATATCTTATGTACTCTGCAACAGGATCTATAGCTGAATAAGCATCCTCATAGATGTTTTGAAAAAACTCATGCAGCTCGCCAAAGTCCGGACCTTCCACATTCCAGTGAAACTGTTGTGCTTTAAGATAATAAGCAAAATTACTTGCTAATAGAATTTTTAAACTGTCCGCGAGCATGTTTGTTCCTTTTGTATTCCTTGGGCGTGTTTGGTGTGGGATCCGAACTCGTTACATATTTACCTGTCAGCAGGGATCCGCCATTTCTTGACACCGTGCCCATGGGCATGGAAACTGGTGCTATACCACCGGCTGTAGTGCCAGTTTCTGCGATAAATTCTCTAGCTCTCATTGGGCAATCGGAGTGGCATGGATATGCACACACCCTTTATCATTCACCGTGCCCGGACCAGTGATCACACGCAGATTATGAACTTTGATCCTGGCATATTCAGGTTCAACCAATTCGTATCGTATGGTATAGTGCCCTGGCTCAGCCTGAATTGGAATATGCTCTTCAAGATACCGGTCATGCCAGATCCAAGAGCGTTCTGTGAACAATTCGTCATTCACATAGCATCTATAACGTGGTGGGTCGCCCTGTTTCCACTTGACAAACACATCACACACAGCCATAACAAATTCTGTTTGCATAAAGATATTTATCAAAAACTACGCCTATAAATATCTGCTGCATATGATTCAATCAAGATTTTGTCCCAACCCCTGGCAAGGTGAACCTAAAAATTTCACACGCCACGATGTTTATTCATGGATAAGCAGTTTGCCGGCCAACAAGGAAATTTTTTGTTACTTTTGGTTGGGTTGGAAAACCAATGATTTACCAACAGGATATGATTATTATATAATCAGCTATGAGGTTGAAAATGTCAACATTGACTGGCTGACCAAGCAACAAAAAAAATGCAATGCCAAATTTATAGTGTTACATCCTGGATTAAATTATGATTTGGTAATACCCAACACCACCTTTATTACCTACGTAAACTTACATCATCATCTAGATAACATGATCAATTGGTGGGGAGATAACCCCTCAGAGAATAAAAAACATTATAAATTCAGCACACTTTGCAATCGACTCACACAAAGCAAGATATGGATCACTACCAAACTGTTAGAAACCGCAAAAGATGATTCGTTAATAATTCTCAATTCACAGCTGGATCTAAAAAATGTTCATGATTGGCAACTCACAGGCAGTGACAATCTGGACCAATTGACACAAATATACAAAACCAAATATCAGACACTTACCATATCTGATGAGTTTGATCAGAAAAATAATAGTCAAAGACACAATTCAAATCCATATCAACCCATGTTCACTGACTGTGCTTTACACTTTGTAAATGGTAGTTTTCACTACAGTCTCATGCAAGATTACATCTGGCCTGGGCCTGACATAGATGAAAAAACATTGAAATGTCTGTTGGCTGGTGTGGCCTTTGTTCCCTGTGCGCAATTTGAAACTTATAAATTTCTTAAAAATTTAGGCCTACAGTTTGATTATGATTTTGACACTAGCTGGGATCAAGACTCCGGTAATCTCACAAGGTTTGATAGCATTTGTAAATTAATTGACAATCTCAATCAATATTCACCCACAGAACTTGTGTCAAAAACACAGGAGTCGACTGAGTTCAATCGAAATTTTATATTAGACAAAAAATTTCATAGAAACTGTGAACAAATAAATCAGCAGTCGTTGGATCAACTGTTCTCATCACTAGTATGACATTGACCAAAGGTGCCAGACCAGTAAAACTTTCTAAAGTTTTTGATCATTATCAAACACATCAATTTCACAATATTGAACTGTATGATTATGCCCAGCTCTGGAGAGCCTGGCTGACTTCTACCAAATCTAAAACTATTGAGGGACTTGATCAATTCAAACATGCTGATTACACCTGTGGTACCAGCCAAACATTTGATCATTTTGTAATAAAACATGCCCAGAGAGAAATTGCTGTGCTACACGGTGATTTTCAATATCATGCTTGTGTTGCTAGATTCAATCAATTCGCCTATATAGATGACACAGTACATGCAGGACAAGCACTGATAATCAGTTTGCCGTTTAGTGATTTTGGGTTTGAGCATCAAAAATTCAAATCAATACTGAATCAGTGTAATCAATTGGCTGTTCCTGTGTGCTTGGATCTGGCCTATTGGGGTATTGCAAAAAACACACACATAGATTTAGATCAGTATCCATGCATCACAGAAATCACTTCCAGCTTGAGCAAGGCGTTCTATTCATTGGAAAATCACCGGGTGGGTGTGAGATTCACACGCCAGTATCAAAACGACGGTATAAGTATGATAAATGAAGTGAAAATGCAAAATACATTTAGTATGAGTTTAGGCATGCATTTCATGGAAAAATATTCAGCTGACTGGGCATGGCAAGAGTTGTGCCAGCAGTATGAAGACATCTGTTTGCAAAACAATTTGAGAACTACAGATACTGTAATTTTTGCACTCGGTGATCAACAACGTCACAGCAGCTTCTCTCGTGGCATTGAAAATAATTTTAGAGTCTGTATATCAGAGCTATTCCAAAACATATAAAGGCAAAAAATGATAGTAAATTCACACAATGATTGGGATCCGTTGGAGGAAATAATTGTAGGACATGCTCACAACAGTCGCGTTACTGTGGACATCAGCAGTCGCAGCTTTAGTTACGCACCCTACAGCATGGATCAGATCAAACCAATGGAAGGCCGGTATCCACAGTGGGTGATCGATGAAGCCAATGAAGATGCTGATGGGTTGGCCAATGTTCTTACCAAGGCCGGAGTCCGAGTTCACCGGCCAAAAATCATTGACTGGGATCAAGAATTTGCCACCCCTGATTGGAAATCTCAGGGCTGGTATTCATGGTGCCCTAGAGATCTGGTGTTGCCATTGGCAGACATGTTGATAGAAACCCCCACACCCACACGTGCCAGGTATTTTGAAACTCGATTGTACGAAGATATTTTCTATGAGGCCTTTGACGACGGTGCTCTATGGCTTTCGGCTCCAAAACCCAGATTACTTGATCATAATTATCAGTTCGAAGACATTGTAGGCAAACCAACTTTGTTAGACACAGAGATTTTGTTTGACGCTCCCAACATTGTGCGTGTGGGCCGAGATCTGCTGTATCAAATCAGCAATTCAGGCAATGTCAAAGGATATCGCTGGCTCAAACGTTTGTTAGAACCCATGGGTTATAGATTGCACTATAGTGAACTTTACAGCTATGCACATTTTGATTCAACTATCATTCCCTTGCGCCCCGGTCTGGTGTTGCTTAACAGTGCCAGAGTATCTCCTGACAACTGCCCAGAAATGTTTCGTAAGTGGGACAAAATTTGGTTTCAAGATTGCGTAGTGCAAGGCAGCAAGCTGGATGGTTATATTGCCCCGTGTAGCCCATACATAGGCATGAATATTTTGAGTATCAATGCCAACACCGTGGTATGTGATTCCACCCAGGAACCATTA